CATATTGTAACTACTTTGATGAAGTGCACGCACAAATGGATCGAGAGCAATATGATAACTTGCGATCTGCTCAAATTGCGCAAGAAGAGCCTTTGAACATCATCACAACTACAGCTGGAAAACAGACAGGAGCATTAGGGGCCCAGATTCATGCCTATGCAAAAGAAGTCATGAAAAACGACAATGATGATTCTTGGTTTGTGATGATATATGAACCGAATAAGGGCTATGATTGGGAAGATCGCGAAGTGTGGCGCATGGTAAATCCGAATATTGGTGTCTCAGTAAACATGACATTTTTAGAGGATGCATTTTTAGAGGCTCAATATAATAGTTTTAACCGCGCTGAATTTTTATCCAAACACTTAAACGTATTTGTCAATTATGCCGAAACCTATTTTGAATTAGATCAGCTTGAAAAAATGCTTGTAAATGATATTGGGGGAATTGAGGGATTGACTTGTGTTGCTGGTGTTGACCTTTCTCGGCGCACCGATTTAACATGTGTGAATCTTAATTTCCCTACTTTTGATGACAATGGCAGTCCGATACTTAAAGTGAAGCAAATGTACTTTATTCCTGAGTTCGGTATTGAAGAGAAGGAGCAACAACGTAATGTGCCATATCGTGAGCTTGCTGAAAAAGGTTTTGTCACACTTTGTCCAGGTAAAACAGTTGATGAGGATTTGGTAGATGAATACATCATGTGGGCATTTGAAACTTATGATTTACGCCAAATTAATTATGACCCAGCGTTGGCTGAGAAATTAGTTGAACGTTGGGAAATGCTTGGTATTGAATGTATAGAAGTACCACAATACCCGACTGTGATGAATGAACCTTTCGATGATTTTGAAGTATTACTCCTGCAAGAAAGGGTGTTAAATGGTGAAACGGTTCCTGCAGTTGTGACAGATAACAAATTACTTATTTTTTGTACAAGTAATGCGAAAATTGTCACCAATATTAATAACCTTAAAGCACCGTCCAAGCGAAAAAGCCCTGAACATATAGACGGCTTTGTTGCTTTATTAATAGCACATAAAGAAACACTTAATATGATGGAAGCGAGTATGGATGGTTTAGATGATTTAATTTCAAGTATTTATCGATGAGAGGTGGTGAGAATGTGGGATTTCGAAATCTAGTCTCAAACTTTTTGTATAGGCAAGCAGAAAAAAGAGGTTGGTTAGATGATTTTAAAGGGAACATCCGTTATGGTGGGCGATATGTAAGTAATAGTGAAGATGCTTTGTCTTCCAGTGATGTTTATTCGCTGCTTCAGGACATTTCCAATCAAATTGTCTTGGCTAAGTGGAAAGTGGTAAATGCAGCTGGCGCTGAACAGCCTAACCACCAAATTAATAAAGTCTTGAATAGACCAAATAATTATTTAACGCGTTCTGAGTTTTTAAAATTGCTTACGAACGTTTTTTTATTGGATGGAGAAGTGTTCCCGATTTTTGATGGACGAGAGCTGCACATTGCAAACAATATTTATACAGAGTTGGATGAACAATTAATAGTTCATTTCAAAACAAATGGAACTGAAATTCCTGCATCAATGATTCGGCACATTAAAAATATTGGTACGGATCATTTAAGTGGAGTTGGGATTTCAAAACTTGGTCGTGATACTTTAGAAGGCGTGCTAAATGCAGAGAAGGTTCTCACAGACAAATACCGAAAAGGTGGATTACTAGCATTCTTATTGAAACTAGATGCACATATCAATCCACAGAATGCAGCACAGAGTAAGTTAATTAATGCTATCCTCGACCAATTAGAATCAATTGATGAAAGTAGAACAGTGAAATTAATTCCACTTGGTAAAGGGTACTCGATTGATACGATGAAAGCACCAATTGATGACGAAAAAATTTTAGCGTATCTCAATGTTTATAAAAAAGATTTAGGAAAATTCATGGGTGTGGATGTTGAAATTTATCGTGCATTAATGAAGGCTGACATCGAGAAGGCTATGATGTACTTACACAATAAAGCGGTACGTCCAATATTGAAACTATTTGGAGAGCATTTGAGTGCTCTTTTTTTTGATGCCAATTCCCAGCTTAGAATTGAAGCGGAAATTAATATTTTAGACTTTGTGCCTTATTCAACCAAAACAAACATCGCCTTTAACTTGGTGAGAACAATGATTACAACACCTGATGATTCTCGGGAGATGCTTGGATTCGATAAGTTGAATTCCCCTGAAGCAAGTAAGCTTTATATCTCTAAGGACCTTGTTGCTGGTGAAGATTTAGGAAAGGCAACGGATGATAGCTTGAAGGGAGGTGATGAAAAAAATGGCAAAGAAAAAGGAAACACGGACATTTGACATCACCAGGTTAAATACTAGGGATGCTACAGAAGAACAATCATCTTTAATAACGGGTTATGCAGCTGTATTTAACTCGAAAACATCAATTGGCGGATGGTTCGATGAAATTATTGAACCAGGAGCGTTTGCTCGTTCGCTCTCAGAAAACGGGGACGTTAGAGCTTTATTTAATCACAATTGGGATAATGTTCTAGGCAGAACAAAAAGCGGAACCTTGCAACTTGAGGAAGATAATCGTGGCTTAAAGTTTGAAATAGAATTACCTAATACATCTGTGGGTAGGGATTTAGCGGAGAGTATGAGCAGGGGCGATATTAACCAATGTTCATTTGGTTTTTGGATTACTGAAGAAACATGGGATTACTCAGTAGATCCTGCTTTAAGGACCATCCATGAGGTAGAACTTTACGAAATCTCTGTGGTATCAATACCAGCGTACGATGACACAGAAGCATCACTAGTTCGAAGTAAAGAAATTGGAAAAGAAGTAGAACAACGCATGAAAATTTTAAAACAAATTAAAGGGGTTTTGGGAAATGAAAACTAGAAAACTATTACTTGCTTTACAACAACGAAATAACGCTCGTTTAACAGAATTGCGTGGTCAATTGGAAAGAAATGAAGTAAATGCAGAAGATTTAGAAGCAGTACAAGCAGAAGTACAAGAACTTGTTAATCAAGCGCAAGAGATTGCGGATGAATTAGCTAACCTTGATGAAGATGGTGATGGAGAAGGTGAAGGGGGCGCTGGTTCGGGTGACGGGGATGGCGAAGGTCGTGATGGTAATGAGGATAGTGGAGACGGGGATGAGGAAGGAGATGACGAAGGTGAAGGTCGTTCTGCTATTTCGGGTGAGGAACGTTCTGCCATCATGACTCAAATTGGCAAAGGTCTTTCAACACGTGGTCATAAATCAACAAAAAAACGTGAACAAGAAGTACGTTCAGCCTTTGCTAATTTTGTAGCTGGGAGAATTACTGAAAGTGAAGCACGTTCACTTGGGATTGAGGCTGGCAATGGTTCCGTGACTGTACCTGAAGTTGTTGCGTCTGAAGTTATCACATATGCACAAGAAGAAAACTTGCTTCGTAAATATGGATCTACTCATAAAACAAAAGGAAATGTAAAATATCCTGTTCTTGTTAAGAAAGCAGATGCGAATGTCAACAAGAAAGAGCGTGCTGCATCAAATCCGATTATTGAAACCACAATAGAATTTGATGAAATCTTATTAAGTCCAGCTGAGTTTGATGCTATTGCAACAGTTACACAAAAGCTGTTGAGTATGTCTGATGCTCCTGTTGAAACAATTGTTATTGACGAGCTAAAAAAAGCGTACGTACGTAAAGAAACGAATTATATGTTTAATGGTGATGATGTAGGGAATGAAAATCCAGGTGCGTTAGCGAAGAAATCAGTAAAGTATTATGAGAATATCCCAGTAGACATTACAGCTGCAGGTTACTCTCAAAAGTTATACTCACAACTAGTAAAATTAAAAGGTCAACCAGTTACTGAAGTATTAAAAAAATCTATGTGGATTGTAAACCGAGCAGCATTAACTATTTTAGAAGATATGACAGACACAACAGGGCGTCCTTTATTACATCAGGATGCAACAGATGGTGTGGGGTACAAATTACTTGGTCATAAATTAGATTTTACAGATGCAGCAGATGGTGATGATTCTACTAAGCCAGTATTTTACTTTGGGGATTTTAAAGCATTCCACATTCAAGATGTCATCGGTGGTATGAAATTGCAAAAACTATTAGAAACTTATGCTAATACTAACAGAGTAGGATTTAAAATTTATAACTTACTTGATGGTCAACTAGTGTATTCACCGTTTGAACCAGCTGTGTATCGTTATGAAGTAGGAGCCACTAAACCAGGGAGCTGATTAGATGGATGAACTATTAGAACAATTTAAGGAACACATTCATGAGGACGGTGAGGGAGATAACTCACTGTCCTTTTATTTAAGAAATGCCAGACGATATGTAAAAATTGCGACAGGTGCCGAACAAGAATATTTGGTACTTATGGTTGCGGGAATTATGTATGAATATCGTGTAGCAGAGGATGAATTACAAAAAGCGCTTGATGCCATCACACCTTTTTTCATTCAGGAGGCTTTCAATGATGCCGAAACACCAAGCCAATAAATTGAAAAAGAAAATTAGTATTTTGGGTAATGTTGAAGTTGAAAATAGGTTGGGAGAAACGACTAATAAATTCGAGCCGATTAAAACAATTTGGGCCGAAATAGTGCCACAAACAGGTTCACTTCAAAAACAAGTAGCTGATACCATCCTTACTAATGTTACCCATAAAATTAAGGTGCGTTATACAGCTGGCAAGGACATTACAAAAGAAATGGAGATTCAATATAAAGGACATAAATTTGAGATCAAATATATTTTAAATCCTTATTTTGAAAACAAATGGTTAGAGATTTTTGTCCAGGAGGTGCTGCAATGAGTATGCAAATGCAAGGCTTAACGCAATTTCAGCAGGATTTATTTGATGTTGCCACTAAAAAATTGCCTAAAGAAGCACCTAAATTGATGCGAAAAATTGGTTCAAAGGCCAGAACAACAGTAGCTAAAAAAGCCCGAAGCCTGGTGAAGAAGAAAACAGGTATGTACCATAAAAAGTGGAAACGAGGGAAAGTTTTTATCGGCTATCGTGGTGAGATTGTTGTACGTGTTTATAATTCATCACCTCATGCTCACTTAATTGAAGATGGCCATAGAATGGTAGATCACGAAGGAAACGAAACAGGTGATTTTGTACCAGGGAAAAAACCATTGGACAAAGGTATACGAGAATTTGAAAACTCAGGTGACGTTGAGAAAGAAACTGTGAAATGGCTGGATGAACTGTTGAGGAAAAACAAACTATGATTACATTTGAAAATATTAGAACAACAGTGACCAAGAATTTGAAAGCAAATTTCAACGGATTGAAGGTATTGAGTGAATCTGTAAAGGATGGCTTTAAACGGCCATCGTTCAAAGTGGAATTAGATAATGTGAAACGTGAGGGCTATTTAACACAAGTTGAAAAGTCTTGCACGGTTCGCATTTTTTATTTTCCTTCAACAATTGATGATAACGCAATTGAATTGTTAGATGTCCAAGAAGCACTAGGAAATTTATTTGATCTTAAATTTTCTGTAGATAATCGCCATTTGGATATAGTCGAACCTAATTTCGATGAAATAGATGGTGTGCTGCAGTTTGAATTTGATCTTCAATTCTTTGATGGCCGTGAATATGGCGAAGGCAGTCCAGGTGGAAATATTGAAGATGAAATTAAAAATGGCAAAGACTTTTATGAAAAATATCCAATTGAGCTTATGGGTGAATTGGATGATGAGGAAGGGGATTAAACAATGGGTCTACCACAAATTATTATCGAATTTAATGGTAAAGCCGTTACTGCTATCAAGCGAAGTCAATTAGGTATTGTTGCATTGATTTTAAAAGATGATGTACAAACTGCTGATACAGTAACTTACAAAAGCATTGAGGATGTACCAACAGAAGAATGGGCGCCAGCCAATTTAGATTACATTCAAAAAACGTTTATGGGTACACCAAGCAAAATCATTATTGAACGTTTGCCAACAACAACAGATTATAACGCAGCATTAACACGCTTAAATAATAAACGATTCAATTACTTGGCCATTCCAGGCATTGAAGATAAAGACACAACAATCATCGCAACTTGGATCAAAACAAAGCGTGACAATGATAAAAAAACGTTTAAGGCAGTTTTGCCAAATATCGAAGCAGATCATGAGGGAATTATTAATTTCACTACAACGGGAATTAAAGTTGAAGGTAAGGATTATACAACAGCAGAATATACAGCTCGAATTGCTGGCATCTTAGCTGGACTGCCATTTACAAGATCAGCTACTTACTACGAGTTGAATGAAATTGACTCTATTACAGAAATTGAAGATCCAGATAAGGCTGTTGATGATGGAGAACTTATCCTTATTAATGATGGGGAAAACATCAAAATTGGCCGTGGTGTGAACAGTTTGACAACAACAACAGGTAAGAAAACGGAGGACTTTAAATCAATCCGTATCATGGAAGTACAGGATATGATAAAAGACGATATTCGCACAACATTTGATAAGCACAATATTGGTAAACACAACAATATTTACGACAACCAAGTTCTGTTTTTGCGGTCGGTTAATGCATATTTTGATGGTTTAGAAGGCGAAGAAATACTTGATCCAAATTACGATAATAAATCAGAAATTAATGTCCGAAAACAACGTTTGGCGTGGGAGGGCATCGGAGTAGATACGTCAGAGTGGGATGACCAAAAAGTAAAAGAAATGTCCTTTAAACGTAATGTGTTTGTAGGGGGCAATATAAAAATTGTGGATGCTATCGAAGACTTAGATATGGATATTGCGATTTAAGGAGGGATTGACACGTGGGTAAATTAAAATCTAATCGCGTTATTAATGGCACATACGGCAGCGTGTGGGTGAACAATGAAAAATGGCTAGACATTGAGGAATTTGAAGCTAAAGTAACCATTGATTATGAAGATGTAAACATGGCTGAAGATCCAGCGACACATAAAAAACAGACTGGTTGGTCAGGAGAAGGCAACTTGAAACTTAAAAAAGTATATAGTCGAGGGGCAAAGCTACTAGCAGAAGCTGTTAAAAAGGGAATGACACCTGATGTAAATATTGTTGGGAAATTAGCTGATCCTGACGCATTTGGTTCAGAACGAGTGGCAATTAATGAAGTGACATTTAACGAATTTATGTTGATGCAGTTTGCCCAAAAAACTATAGGAGCAGAGGAATTACCATTTAACTTTGCAGACTATGATCTCATTGATTCAATTACAGCCTAAAAACGTATAACGGAGGAAATCAAATGACTAAAAAGGTAAATAAACGATTATCAGTTACAGATTTAATGAAAGAGAAAGAAAAGTACCAGGTGAAAGATGATGTCACAGAGGTTGTACTTGTGGAACGTTTAGGCGTTGAAGTAGTCTTGCGTAAACCTGAAAAATCTTTATGCTTAGATACTTTGAAAATGTCCCGAGACGAAAATAATGATACTGACGCTGACGAGTACATGGTTTATAACACAATGGTGGAGCCGAATTTAAAAGATCCTGAATTAAAAAATGCATATGGCTGCACATTACCAACTGACATCGTAGCTAAAATTTTTGAACCAGGCGAAATTGCATTACTGTCTGAAATTGGTTTTGAACTTGCAGGATATAAAAAAGGCGGAGTTAAAGCTATAAAAAACTAATTGATAGTGATGATGATTTTTATTTTCTTCATCACTATATTCAACGCGGTTTTAAACCTGAATATCTTCTAAATCTTGACTATGATACAAAGTTAATAATGATGGCCAGCATAGAAAAATATTTAGAAGAAAAAGACGAGGAAATGAAAGCTAGAGCAAAAATGCTTTAGCTTTTTTCTTTTGTAAAAGGCGGTGAGGAATTGGGAAGAAGGGTAATATCAGCTGTTCTCACATTGCAAGATCGTGATTTTTCTAGCAACCTGAGGAGAGCCAGTGATCGAGCTGATGATTTTGGTCGAGGCGTTGTAAGAGTGGGCAACCAAATTCAACGGTTTGGACAAGGGGCAGCTAGAGTTTTTAAAACAGTAGCAATGGGCGCAGGTGCTTTGGGTGCAACTGGAATCGCTGCATTTGGTGCAAGTGTCGCGAAGTCAATAGTTGATACTGATGGAGCCTTTAAACGCTTAGAAGCTCGAACAGGGGCAACAGGAGCAGAATTAAAAGGGCTTGAAAATGTGGCCAAAGATGTATTCAAAGCAGGTTTTGGTGAAAACATGGATCAAGTTGCTGATGATGTTTCTACTTTAAGTGCCATGTTCAAAAACCTAAAAGGTGATTCATTGACGGAGGTAGCCAAAGGAGCTGCAACTATTTCACAAGCCTGGGGTGCGGAATCAAAAGAAGTCGGAAAAACTGTTAAATCTATGACGAGCAACTTTAAAGGTCTAAGTGAAACAAAGGCACTTGATTTAATGACTCATGCCTTTCAGAAAACAGGCGACTATTCTGATGATTTACTGGATACGTTTAATGAGTATAGCGTCCATTTTAGCAAGCTTGGATTGTCTGCAGAAGAATTTACAGGCATTTTAATTTCGGGCGCTGAAAATGGAGCCTGGAACATGGATAAAGTCGGGGATGCCGTGAAAGAGTTTGGTATCCGTGCAATCGATGGCTCAAAAGGAACAAAAGAAGGTTTTGCAGCTATTGGATTAAATGCCGATGAAATGGCCGAGAAATTTACTGCAGGTGGAGAAACTGCAAACAATGCTTTTGCTGCTACTATTGCAGGTTTAGCAGCCATGAAAAATCCTGTTGAACAAAATGCTGCAGGCGTTGCGCTTTTTGGGACCATGTGGGAGGATTTGCGCGAAGATGTGGTTTTATCGATGGCAGATAGCGCTAAATCTGTGCAAGGCTTTGAAGGAGCAACAGGACGAGCAGCAGATGCGCTACAAAGTAGCTTTAAATCGAAATTAACACAATCGTGGCGAGATTTACAGGTCGGTATAGCTGATGTAGTAAACGGAGCAGGAGCGCAGGAGTTTTTACAAGGTGTTGCTCAGAAAGCTGATGAATTGGTGCCAAAAATTCAAGGAATAGTTACTAAAGCATTTGAATTTGGCAATACCGTTCGTGATAATTGGGGACCAATTAAAGAAACGCTTATTGGTGTTGGAACAGCTGTAGGAGTTGTAGCTGTTGGTATGGGAGCTTTAAAGGTTATCACCACAGTAACGACTATGGTACAGGGCTTTAAAACAGCTATGGGACTTGCCACTGCAGGACAATGGGCCATGAATACAGCCATGCTTGCCAGTCCTTTAACGTGGGTAGTCGTTGGGATAGCTGCAGTAGTAGCAGCAGGTGTCTTATTATATCGAAATTGGGATACAGTCAAAGCAGCTGCAGGTAGTTTGTGGGAGAAAACGAAAGAGGTATTCGGAGGTATTTATGATTGGGCTGCTCAAAAGATTCAGCCAGTAACAGGATTTTTCAAAGGACTCTATGATAAATTTATGGGCTTTAAAAATGCTATTAGTAATTTCCAACCGCCTGAATGGGTTTCGAAAATTGGCGGAGCAATTGGTAAAGCTGCAGGTGCGGTGGGTAAATTCGTTTCAGGGTCACACGCAGACGGTTTAAATCGTGTCCCTTATGATGGGTATATTGCAGAATTACACAAAGACGAAATGGTTATACCTGCTCGACAATCTGAAAGGATTCGTGCGGCAGGCGGATCAATTGATAATGTGGATCAAATGGTGCAACCATCACCAGGAACAGTCACAACGCCAGCACCTGCAGGAAGTACACCACAACCAACAGCTTCAAATGCTGGCGGTGTACAAGTTATTATCCAAAATTTGAACGCTAAAGGCGTTACAGCAATGGAAGTAGCTAATGAGCTAGTACCATTATTACAATTACGATTGGCTAATTTATAGGAGGTTGAACAAATGGACATTTTTCTAAGTACCATGGATCGTAAACAAATTATTCAACTTCCTATAGTGCCAGCTGAATTTAAAATGCCTAGTCCTGTAAGTAATGAAGTCTTTACAACGATTAATCAAGGTGACATTAAATTGCTTGGTCGTAGAGGGTTGAAATCACTTACTATTGATTCTTTTTTTCCTTCAAAGGTGTATCCATTTTCACGAAACAATAAATATTTTGGGTGGGAGTATTACGAGATCATTGAGGGTTGGATAGACAAACGAATGCCAATTCGATTAATCATGTCAAACACACCTATTAATATGCTCATGACAATCGAAAACTTTGAGGCTGGACTTCAAGACGGATCAGGCGATGTTTATTATTCGCTGGCCCTATCAGAGTTTAAAGAGATCATTTTAGAAACAAAGAAGGTGAAATAATGGCTCATGAATTATGGCTAATTAAAGGTGGTACCATGACGAATATTACGCCTTTGCTTGGCACATTAACCTGGCGTAGCAACATGGAGGAATTAGGGGACGAAATTAATTTTAGTATCGCTTTTACTGATACAAATTACTTCCCTGTGAATCCATGTGATATTGGTGATATGGTGGCCTTATACAACAATGGTAAGGAAATAACGCGAACTATCATAGTGGACGAGCTGAAAAATGGATTTTCACCAATTGTTTACATTTCTTTTGATTTTGCCTTTTATCTAAATAAATCGAATGCAGTTTATCAATTTAATAAGTTATCTGCAGATGCTTGTATCAAGAAGATCGCCAAAGACTTCAATATTCAAGTTGGTAAGATCGTATCTATTCCTAAACCTATCGATCAAATATACAACGATAAAAAGGTTAGTGAAATTATAAAAGACATTCTTACTATTGCAGAACAGTCGTTAGGTGTTAAATACCTCATGGAAATGCGCCAGGGCAAGCTATACATCGAAAAGCAAGGTGATGTAGTTGTAACAGGTACATTTCAGTTGTTTGAAGGTGGCCCAAAATATGATATTCATTCAGCTCTTATGAATCCATCTAAAAGACGCAGCATTACAGAAATGGCCAATACAATCCAGGTTGTCGGAAACAATGACAAAGTGGTTTTAACCAAGTCTGATAATAAAATGGCTGAGAAATATGGTCGTATTACTAAAGTTGTGAAGCTAGATCAGAATGAAAAGAAAAGTGCTAAACAGGTAGCTGAAAATGAATTAAAGCAGCTGTCAAAAGTGTCAGAAGAAAATAGTGTTGAATTGATGGGCCACGATGATTTTAGAGCAGGCCGTCTATTTGCACTCGAAGAACCAACCACAGGCATTAAAGGTACATTTTTAATTAAGGATGTATTGCACACGATTAGTAAAGGCATTCACACCATGAAGCCTACATTAGAGGTGAAGTAAATGGATTCGATTACAACGTTAGCTAAGATGCTTAAACAAAATGAAAATCCTAAACCTGTGTCAATGTCTACTGGAATTGTTATTTCACCACCGCCAAATGCTCAAATACGCTTAAATGATACTGTCATTCTTGGTAATAACCGATTAGTGTTTGCTGCTCATGTCCTAGAAGATTATGAACGTGAAATTGAGCTAGAGGGTGATATTCGATTTACAGATAGCCCATTTCAAAGATTTGAAGCTAAAGAAGTAAAATCCACAACAAAGGATACCCTCAAAGAAGGTGACGAAGTAATACTGTTACCGACTGCAGATGAACAACTGTATTTTGTTGTAGGTAAGGCGGTGAGGTTCGAATAATGTTACCTAAGATCGCACAACTAGAATTTGATACACAGGAAATTAAAACGGACTTGCCACCACTAGGTAAGTCCTTTTTGTATGACTTTGATAAAGGGGATTTTGTATTCAGAAATGGAAAAATGGTTGAAGTCCATGGTCTTGAAACATTGAAGCAATGGATCTTAAAAGTGTTAAAGACCGAGCGCTTTCGCTTTAGAATTTACAAAGGCATTCCGTATGGGGTGACATTGGAGGATTTAATAGGTTCCAGCTTGCCAAGAGCATTTATTGAAGCAGAAATAAAACGAGAAGTCACAGCGTCCCTAATGGAACATACCCACATTCAAGAGATCCAGGAATGGCAATTCAGCCATGATGGAAAATGGATGCGGATAAAATTTAGAGTCGTCACAGTAGAAGGTGCATTTGAGATTGACGAGCCAATAAAGAAGGTGGCAGCGTAGATGGAAGATGAAAAGATCATACATGATCGGATGATTGCCAATATAAGCGATGATTACGACAAGTCAAAAGGTAATTTTGTTTATGACGTTACAAAACCAGTGGCCGTAGAATTTGCAAAACAGCAAGAAAAAATCGCTACAGTACAAGAAAAGCTGGACATTGAAAAATTAACAAGGGATGAGCTAACTAGAACAGTGTATCAACGTACAGGGCAAAGCCGTAAACCTGCTACGCAAGCAACAACAACCGTCATTGTTTCGGGTACAACTGGCACACTTGTTAAAGTTGGTGAATTAGTTGGCACAGAATCAATTTTATACACAGTCATTGAAGAAGCCATTCTTAATGAAAGTGGATTCGCTCATGTTCGTGTCCAGTGTACTGAATTTGGCCAAATAGGAAACGTGCCAGCGAACACCATTGTAAATTTCCCTGCATCTATTAATGGCCTGGTGAATGTGTACAATCCCGATCCTGTTGTTGATGGCTACGATGAGGAAACAGATAACGATTTACGCCAGCGCTATTACGATAAGCTGCAGCGTCCAGGTAAAGCAGGTAATAAATATCATTATCGAGAATGGGCGCTAGAAGTGACAGGCGCAGGGGATTCAAAAATATTCCCTCGCTATAATGGTCCATTATCAATGAAAGTGGTTGTAATCGATGCGAATAAATTACCTGCTAATCCCGAATTGATCGAAGCTGTAAGGGAGCATATCGAAGTAGAAATGCCTTTTGGGGTGGATGATTTACTTGTAATGTCTGCAGAAGCCTTACTGATTGATCTGTCAGTTACCCTTTCAGTGATGCCTGG